AGAAGAGGGGCGTGTCTACATGCCTTACGAAAAAACAGTTCCTCGTATTGAACACGTATCTCCTTGGGATTTTCATCCCGATCCCTCCGCTACTACAGTTGAAGATTGCGAATACGTAATTCAAAGACACCGAATGAACCGTCAGCAACTTCGCTCACTTATTGCCCAGCCCTACTTTTATAAGGATGCAATCGAAGAGACTCTTGCACGAGGTCCGAACTACGAGGATAAGTATTACGAGGATACTATTCGCGAAGACGAGACAGAGGCGTACTATCAAGGTAACCGATACGAGGTCTTAGAGTATTGGGGTGTTCTTGATTCTCAGATGGCTTATGAAGCAGGGCTAGACGTTGCAGATCAGATGGACGAGTTTGATCAGGTACAGGTTAACGTCTGGGTATGTGGCAATATGGTTCTGCGTTGTGTTCTCAACCCGTTTACACCTGCACGTATTCCTTATCAAGTGTTCCCTTACGAGATCAACCCCTATCAAATCTGGGGTGTTGGTGTAGCGGAGAACATGGAAGATGCACAGATGCTGATGAACGGTCACGTTCGTATGGCAATCGACAACCTTGCTCTGGCAGGTAACCTTGTGTTTGACGTTGATGAAGCATCTCTCGTACCGGGTCAGAACATGGACATCTTCCCCGGCAAGATATTCCGTAGGCAATCGGGCGTTACTGGTACAGCAATCAATGGTCTCAAGTTCCCTAATACGGCACCTGAGAACATTCAGATGTATCAGATCAGCAGGCAGCTTGCTGACGAGGAGACAGGTCTGCCGTCTATCATGCACGGGCAAACAGGTGTATCGGGTACAGGTCGTACTGCATCAGGTCTATCCATGCTTCTTGGCGGCGCAAGTCTGTCTCTCAAGACAGTAATCAAGAACATTGACGACAGTCTTCTCAAACCACTTGGAGAGGCGTACTTCCAGTGGAATATGCAATTTAACGAAGATACACCCGACATTGAGGGTGATTTAGAAATCAAACCTCGCGGCGTGGCTGCTGTTATGCAGAAAGAAGTACGCAGTCAGAGACTGACAACACTACTGCAAACAGTGTCAAACCCGATGCTGGCACCGTTTATTAAGATTCCGAACCTCATGCGCGAACTTGCCATAGCGCAAGACATCGATCCGGACAGTCTTGTTAACGACGTAAACGAGGCACAAATATTCTCAGAGATGCTGAAGGGATTAGCTAATGCTCAACAAGAAGCAAGCCAGCAAGGTCAGCCAGTTGGTGACCAACAAGGAAGCATGGGACAACCTAGAGGAATACCTCCGGGAGCAAATCCAAATGACGCTTCGGGCGTTGGTGGCGGCACAATCGGAACTGGAAGTGTTCCGGCTGCAGGGGAAGATAACTTCACTGGAACAGATCAAGGGGCTGAAGGCTGATTACGAAGCTGCAGTAGCATCTAAGAATGAGTAGTTACCTGACGGATTTATTGATGGGACCAGCATCTGTTGCTCTAGGTCGGCAGATGGTTCCCTCTGTTCCGCGTCCCGATGTGCGTCGTCCGGGACCATCACCCTTTGTTCAAGAGCAGCTTTATCCTACGGGGGGATTAAACACGGGTTCTGCTCCTAGTGATTCGCCTATAACAGAAGGTTCCGCAACGCAGTATAGCGACGGAGAAGCCCCTTCATACAAGGGAGGTTTGACTGTTACACCCTTCCGACGCGGGACAGCAAGGCCGGAAGACGTTCCGGGTTCTATGCCCTTCGAACTATCCGCAAACTACGCGACTAATCTTTTAAAAGAGTCTTTCGGTTTGGGAGGTTACAAGTATAACGAACTTACGGGGCAAGTAGAACAAGACTACTTGAGAGACATATCATACGCTCTTCCACCTGCTATTGCAGCATTCGCAAGTGTGGGACAGGCCGTTAATCGTAAGAACCTCATGGGTATCGGGACAAAAGCAGCCGCGCAAGAAGAGGGCTACGCTCTAGGCATGTTGAACGGGCAAGTAATAGGATTGTCTCCCGGTATAGGCGGGGAAGAAACTCGTGTCCTCAGTGGCGTTCTTCCGGAAGGCTTATCTGTCGAACAACGAAGAGATATAGTAGCACAACTTGAAGAGATGGGCGCGGCCTCTAGAGAAACATTCAGGTTAGAGCAAGAAGAACGACAGCGCCGTATGGGTATGTCTCAGGCAAATCAAGTAGAAATAGACAGTGGGGCAGGAATATATCAGGCCGATGATTATATCGATCCTATGAGACCTAACACACGATACACCCCGCCCGCACAAGTTACATACACGAGTGATCCAGAGGATAGCGGCACTTCCGGTAATCAGTATTCTGTTCCTTCAACTGCTGATGCTAATCGTTCTGTAGGACAAGACTACAGCTACACTGCCTACGAACCGATGGCAGATGGCGGAGAGGTAATGCAGAAGACAGGCTTTGTAGAAGGCTCCCCTGACAACTATACCAAGGCGCAAACTGTAGCCGACGACGAGTACAGACAGGTCAAGGAGGGATCGTTTGTTCTCAACGCTCCTGCAACAGAGGAGTTGCAAAAAAGGGGCATGTTGCCGACAGGGGTTGACAATCCCACTAAAAACACTACAATAAAAGCAAATAAAGGCGGGATGATGGACGTTGCCCTATCTAAGGGCGAGTACGTACTAGAGCCAGAAGACGCACAGCGTATCGGCTACGACAACCTAAGAGAAGTAAATAACAAGGGTAAGGCAGAAGTAGATCGTCGGCAAGCCGCATCTGATGGTGGGTTTATTGACGGATACGCATCTGGAGACGAAGTGACTCGTCCTACTCCTAGTCCTGTTCGTCTCGCAGCCATACTTGATCAACAAGAAGTAGTAGAGAAACCCCTGACTCTGCAACAGGCGTATGATCGTATCAAAGATAGATTTCCGTCAATAGAAAAAGCAAACGAGGAAATAGACTCTATCATAGATGAGTTGCCCTCAGAAGATGTTCTCGCATTTATGATTTTGCGCGAGGCTTCTGTCCTTGGAAGGGACGGCATGAGAGCGTCCGGACATGTGGCCATGAACAGGGTACATTCGGACTACAAAGACTTTTCTGACGTTACAGACCTTGCGTCTTTGGCAAAGGCCAAGACATCTCGTGGGGGATATCAATTTAACGTATTTAATATATCAGATTTTCGCGAGGGTCTCGCAGAACTGACACAAACAGATTACGGTAAACAGGCTTACGCAAACGCCCGCGATCTTGCAGAAGAAATTTTCTATGGGTTAGACGAGGATAATACAAGAGGAGCATTGTTCTTCCGTAATCCTGCTATATCCACAGCCGGTGACTTTGAGAAAAAAGTACGAGACGCAGAATACATTCCCACGCTTACTGTGCGTGGAGAAAAATCCACACAAGAGTATTACCGTCCTATCGAACTTATGGACGCGGAAGATACCCGATACATTTACTAAATTCGTCAGCTACCCGCTACTGCGGCCCTGACACAACCGGAGCGGCTACCCACAGCCAAGTGGCCCCGCATGTGAGGTAAATAAAATGGCAAAAAAAGTTCGTGGCCATCGTGCCAATAAACCCAACGATTCTTTCGGAACAATCAACAGCGAAACTCTCTATAAAGGTGCCTACCGTGAGGAGGTATACCAAGACGAAGAGGAAGAAACTGTAGAACAACACGCGGAAGAAGCAGCGTCGGATGAGAAATCCGAACCTAACTTTGCAGAAGGTGCTGAAAAAACAGATCACGATTACAAGAAGCGTTATGACGATCTAAAGAAACACTACGACGCAAAGATATCTGAGTTCAAGGCAAAAGAAGAGGAAATGACGGCGACCCTTACACAAGCTACTCGCCAGAAAAATATTTCTCTGCCCAAGTCTCCTGAAGAACTGGAAACATTCAAAGAGCAATACCCCGACGTATATGATGTCGTCGAGACTATTGCAACGATGAAAGCCGGTGAACGAGCAGGAGAACTTGAAAAAGAACTAGAAACACTCCGTGAGAAAGAACAAAATACTAGGGTTCAAGCGGCATACCAAGAACTTACAAACAATCATCCAGACTTTAATGAGTTGCGTACGGATGAGCGTTTTCTCAAGTGGCTTGAAGAACAACCCGAAAATATCTCTGACGGCATTCTAAAGAACAATAGTGACGCTCGCTGGGCATCCCGTGTTCTTGACCTTTACAAGGTAGATGCTGGGATCACAGGCAAGAAACGCGCCAAGAAGAATGAGTCTGCTGCAGCGGCTGTAAATTCTCCAAAGGCACGTGACATTACCGGTGAGGCAAGAGGAGATGATCGAATCTGGAAAGCCTCTGAAATCGGCAAGATGAAACCTTGGGAGTTTGAAAAACACGAAAGTGAACTCGACAAGGCTCGTCAAGAAGGCCGAATTGACTACAACAACTAACACTAACCTCCAAATAGGAAGGATGAACTAATGGCTTTTAATAGCGCGTCAGGTCATAACAACCTGCCTTCCGGTAACTTTACACCGGAAATTTTCAGCCAGAAAGTCCTCAAATTCTTCCGTCGCGCTTCGGTTGCAGAAGATATTACGAATACCGACTACGCTGGCGAAATTGAGAACTTTGGCGATACTGTTCGCATCATCAAGGAACCGACAATCACGGTTTCTTCGTATGCTCGTGGATCAGTAGTAAACCCGCAAGACCTTGCTGACGATCAGACAACTATGGTTGTCGATCAGGCAAACGCTTTTGCATTTAAGATTGACGACATTGAAGAGCGTCAGTCTCACGTTAACTTTGAGGCTCTTGCCACTTCTTCGGGTGCATACTCGCTGAAGCGCAAGTACGACGCCAACATCCTGCAGAACATGGCAGACAACGCTGGTAACACTGGCACTTCTGTCGGTACTGCTGGCGCACCTATCGATATCACTGGTAGTGGTAACGAAGATGCTGCTGTAAACTTGCTGATGACAATGGCTCGTATCCTCGACGATCAGTCTGTTCCAGAAGAGAACCGCTGGTTTGTAGCACCTCCGATCTTCTACGAGAATGCGTTCAAGGCTGGTGCCAAGTTCGCAGAAGTTCAGGTAACTGGCGACGGCACCACGCCGCTTCGCAACGGTCTTGTAATGGCTGGCAACATTGCTGGCTTTAACTGTTACAAGTCCACTGCCCTGAACAACTCAGGAACTGACGTTGTGACGATCAATTCTCAGGACACCACCAATGACTTTGTTGTCATGGGCGGTCATATGTCCTCAACTGCAACTGCTTCGCATATCGCGAAGACTGAAGTTGTACGTTCAACTGAAACCTTTAGTGACATCGTTCGTGGTCTCCACGTGTTTGGCCGTAAGGTCATTCGCCCAGAAGCCATCGTTCAGGGTGTCATTAAGACTGACTAATAGGGAGGCTTAGTAATGGCTACTTACACTGTAACTGGCGCTGTCGCAGGCGTCCCTCTTGGCATCAAGCCGCAGATCGTTGAAGTCGTTCTTGACTTCTCGTCTACCAGCCTCACCACTTCGGACTCCGTTGAGGTTTTCGAAATGAAGGCAAACACTCTCGTCCTTATGGCGGGTGTGGAAGTCCTCACTGTAGCATCGACTGGTTCGCCTGTCCTTGACCTTGGTGATGACGCAGACGACGATCTCTACGTTGCTGCTCTTGACGGCACTGCTGCCGGTCACGAGATCAACAACGCAGCCGGTACTGCAAAGCTGTACACCGCTGCCGACACCATCGATCTGATTGCCAATTCGGCAACCTTCGACGGTAAGGTACGCGTGTTCGCAGTAATTGCAGAAATGGGCACTGCTGAGACAGCGGCTACGTTCGCTTAACCAACTTGTCAGGGGGGTGTTTTGCCCCCTTGACACTCTTTTAACTGCATGCTATAAGCAGGAACCTCTGCCGGGAAAGTAACAGGAGTCCTGCATGAATTACATCACTAGCAATGTGCCCTATTTCAAAGCGTGGGTACGCAGAGAATATACAACCAATCACGACAGATATCATGGTGAATTTTTACACGCTATGGTGATTGGTGTAACAACGCTACCGATGCGAACAATGTCTTTCCAAGTATTGTTCACGGGATGCGAAGAAGAAGATAATGTACATGGCG